CAGTCTGTATGCCGCCAGTGCCGGAGGTGTATTCGATCTCGCCTTCAAATACGCCAGCCGTATCGAGCGTAGATGCATCGAACAAAAACACTACCTCACCAATCAGTGGGTTTGTGTTGTTGCCGATGAGTGTTGACTTGACTGAGGTACCGCCCACCTCGCGTATGCGCAGGCGAACAGTGCTGCCGGTAAGGTTGACCAGCGCCCAAGTGGACTGATCCTCTGGGTCTAGCACTTTACCTGCAGCGGCCTCATTGCGATCACGCACAGTGACCTTGAGCTGTGGCAGTGTGTCGCCCTGAACGAGGTATATGGTCTCTGAATACGCCATTAGATGAACTCTCTTGCTTTAACCGTAAGTGCAGCGCCACTGTGGCCGTACTTGGCCTGACGCATAGCTGCAGCAACGCCGCGCTCGTAAAGCTGTCTGTTAGCGCCAGCAGCACCGCCATCCATCCAAGGCTGTCCAGACATCATCTGCAGGCGGAACAGAGCTCCAGCCACCAGCGTTTCACGATGCTCGAGACCAATGGTGTCCGGAATAGTCGTTGAGGACTGTGTGGGCTTCAGCGTGTACAGAACCTTGAGGCTCTCCCGTCCTTCTGGCCTTGGACCAATTAAGACGTTACGGTTGTCGTATTGCGAAAAGTACGTTGCTGGACCGAAATCAGACAGCTCGATCTTCATGAAGGCGTCTTCATAAGGAACAGCCTCCAGCGGTCGACCGTCACGCAGGATCGACTTCACATGATTAGGCTCAGTGCCAGTGGGTGCGTCGAGCTCGTAGTCCGTCAGACCCCTTGTCACAGTTAGCGTCTGAGGCTCTGCACGATATAGATCTGTGCGTGCGCAGAAGTCTATGCAGGTGTCTCTGATAGCCCTCTCAGCGGTGAACTCAGGGCATGACGGAGCCTCGCTCAGGACGTAGACGAAGAGGTCGCTGTACTTCACTGAGCGGTACGCCGTGGTTTCTGCGCTTCCATGCTTTCAAGTAAGCCGCCATCTGCCTGCGATTTGATACCAAGAGACGTCGTGAACGCCTGATAGTACACAGCGGCGCGGTTGAGGTTAGCGAACTCGCTATCCTTCTGGTAAGCGCGGTACATCATGTAGTCCATCAGCGCGTTTGCGTAGATGTCGTCGATGCCGATCACTTGCGTGTCAGTCGTGTAGTTCGAAACAACGATATCAACCGGTGCCATCGCGTAGATGATATCGATAGGGTGAGCCGCAGCAGGCTTGGGGAAGACGTAGAAGTTCTTCGGGTCTAGCGCGTCGTAGACGTAGTGCTTTACGCCGTCACTACCTACTGCAGTTTCGTACCAAGTTGGAAGCTGGACATCGAGAATGCTGCGGTCAACCTTAGTGATTGCTCGACCGCCAGTGTTTCGAAGCACGCTGATAAGGCGGAGCCCGTCTGCAGGCAGTGTCTGCTTAGCAGAGTTAGCACATGTAAACGGAGCGTTAACCGCCTTTGCGTCTGGGCGAAACAGCACGACCTGCCGCTGTGCATCATTAAGGTAGTTCAGCAACTCACTCTGAGTCCAACGAACATACGTTGGATCTTGGAGTGTGATGCTAACCCGATTGATTAGATCAACAGCTTTGGTCGTCGCCATTTAGTTTATTCCCACTCAATAACTTCAAGATCTGGATTGCCCTTATATAGAGGACTCCAGAACCATTCCACACCCGTTTTCAAATGGCGCACGATTTTTGGTTTGCGCTCAGCTTTGACTTTAGCTTCAACAACCTTGCCCTTGTTATTTACGAGCGTTTTAACGTGCTCAACAAGATCCTCAATACGGCGACGCTTGTCGAGCTCTACGGCAAACTTGTCTCGTGCGTAGATGTCGAGCTCGTCTTTGCTCATGTCTTCAATAGCTTTTTCCACGGTGTACCTCGTTCTCTGCAGAGTAGAGGGCGGTATCTGCTCCGCCCTCACCTATGAAGAGAGGGGCGAGGTTTCCCCCGCCCCAATCCTATTAGGCAGTCGTCTTGAGCTTCATGGTGACGAGGGCGTTAGGAACAACGACCTTGTAACCGTAAACCTTCAGACCGCGAATGCCGTCGCCGAACGTGTCGGTCAAGCGAACTGTTTCGGTCTTCACGAACTGCGAAGCGAAGCAGGTAGCTTTAGGGTGACCAGCAAGGCAGAACGTCTTGCCAGCGTCGCCGCCCGAACCAATCGAAAGCAAGTTCGACTGATAGATGGTGAAGCGGTCAACCTGACCAACCTTACCGTTGCGGAGTGGCGAAGCAGCGTCACCGGTCAAATAAGCTTGACGCAGTTCCGACTTCTTCAACATCTCGATGTAGAGAGGCGAGAGAACGAGGAAACGATCCGAATCAGGGATGTTCAATTCGTCCAGCTTGCGGCCAGCTTCGAGGATGTGGTTCAGAAGGGTTGTTTCTGAAACCGATGCCTTGTCCAAAATGGTCGTTGCAGCGGTAGGGATGTTGCCGAGAACGTCGGTTTCAACAGCAATACGCATCTGCTCAGCAGCATCCTTCGATGCTTCATTCTGGAATGCGATGTCGGCCTGAACCTTGAGGATGTCGTCTACCTTGAAGGCATACGACTTCGCCTTGTCGATGTTCAGTTCGACAACTTGGGTGGTGACATCAGCATACGAAACTGAGCCAGTGTAGTCGCCTACAGTGACGTTAGGAACGGTGCGGATGTTTACCTTGTTACCCTGACCCGAGATTTCACCTTCATAGTCGGTGTTCGAGATCGAGGGGAGTACTGACGAGGCATAAAACTTCGCTTGAAGCTTCTTCGAGAAAATTTCAGGAATGAAGTTCGCAGCGGAGTTTGAACCAGCGGTAGGAAAAGCAGGCATATTAAATTGACCTTATTACAACAGGATTGAACTAACGGACTCGTCCATCCAGATACGCCTGATCGATCTCTGCCGAACGTCGCTCGAATTCATCGAGTGGCATACGGGTGATCTCTTGGCGGCTCCAAATTCGCTTGCCCGAGCTTGGGTCCGGTCGTCGGGCTTTGGGGAGCGTGGGTTCTGCAACCCGTCGCGCCTTCTCAACCTTTGAGACCGGCTGTTGCGGCTGCGTATCGAAGACTTCCTTATAACGATTGATAAGCTCGACTACCTCATGGGCGCTGCCGTCATTGGCTACACGCTGCCATACAGGCGTCTGACGCTCTAGCCATCCAACAAAGTCATCTGACGTGACGATATCGTCCATGTCAGGGTGCGACTCGCGAATAGTGTCAAAGTGCTCGTTAAGAGTGCTCTGACTTTCAGTCGTTTTAACTTGGTCCCTATACTGTGTGACTGTCTGCTCTAGCTTTGCCAGCTTCTTCAGAAGCGGTGCAGCGATGTCTGGATATTCCTCAGCGAGGGTTTTCAGATCATCATCTTCACCGTCTCCTCTGTGCTGGGCATTTGCCAGTTCAGAGCTCAGCTCCGCATTCTGCTGACGTAGCGCGATTACTTCTTTGCGCAAATCCGCCGCTTCTTGCGTCGCCTTTGTCATTCGAGCCTGAGCATTCTTGATACGCTCGTTAGCGAGTTTGATCTGCTGTTGCAGGTCAGCGTCGCTTTCATCAGGATCTTGATCGCCGCGATCTTCTTCCTGTGGAATCTCTTCGCCGTCTTCCCCAGTGTCCGTCGATTCTACGGGTGGGTTTTCATCTTCCTCTGGCTGCGGCGGGGTGTCGGTCTCTTCAGCATTCTGCTGATTCTCCGGTCCGTCCTGCTCTGCCATCATCTGTTTCAAAAGTTCGTCGGCTTCTTGCTCAAGCTTCTCAGGGTCTACCTTCATATCTCACCAATGTTTGCGGGTCCGCTACGGAGTGTCCGCGTTTCGTTTAGAAGACGGGTGTCTCTTACGAGGTCGTCTTCGCGCTCAAAACCGCTTGTGCGGTATCTTCTAGTTCAAGGATGAAGCGCAACTCTGCTGCTCTACCTTGATCAAATTTGTGGTCCGGAACGGTCTCCAACTTGTCCCTGCAAGCCTCCAGCCGCTCCATTAGAAAGATCATCAAGTCCTTCCACTGGGGCTGCGCCGCCAGTTGGATCACCGCCTGCGCCGCTTGCGGCGAGCATCTGCTGCTGTTGTGCTTGCGCTTCAATTTGCAGCTCCTTGTCAGTCTTGATTACTTCGTCTGGATTGATGTCCATACTCTTTGCAATCTCTGTTAGCAACTCTTTACGTTTTGTTATAGCAACATCCATAGGATTACTTATCAAAGACATAAATTGCAGCAAGCGTTGCGAGCGAACTTCGCGCTGAATGAGTGAAGTACTGCCTCGAGCAGTCACATTGAGATCGCCCTTGGCCTTCTCGTTGTCGCTCCACTCCATGTTCCAGTGGTACAAAGACTGAATCAGCGGAATGATCAGGTAGTCGTCGACGTTTTTCAGTGTCGATTTCAGCGCGACGTTGGCGTTACCCATCAGGATGGACATACCAGTAGCTGTCTTGTTGAGCTGTTGCCCTGCATCACCGTGCGTGTATGACGGCAAAGACGTTGTTTCGTCGGCAAACTTACGGAACATCTCAATAATGCTGGTCAATCCATTGGCGTTTGCCACCGGCTGGTTAAAGCGGACGGCAGGAGCGTTGGGATCGCCGCCACTACGCAGGAAGACTTTCCAAGGATGGAGATCGGTTGGATCCTCACCTGCTTCGAGGAAGTCCATGTTGACTTCGACCATTGGGCCAGAGGAGATCGCCATGTTGTCGATGAAGATGCGGGTCGCTGCGTTCATCGTCGACTGCGAGTCGCGCATCATGCGAGGCACGCCTGTACCCCAGAACTGGTGCGGGTTGCGCTCGTATGGGAAGCAGTTGTAAGGAATGCGGCCATCCGGAATCGGGTTCAGCGTGGCGCGGATTACCTTGCCAGCACAGATCCAAATGTTTGCGTCGTAGTCGTCGTCCTCTTCAGAGCCCTCTGGTAGCTCCGCGCCTGCCTCGAGAAGGTCAGTGCCGTTGATCGATCCCCAGTATTCAAGCACTTCGAACCGGTTGTTTGGTCCAGACTGTAGCTTGATGTTGGCGACTTCACGGCGGATGCGCTCGTGGTCTTCTTCAACGTGGTTGCCGCGAGGACTGTCGGAGAGAATCTCCTCAATCGCATCGCTGTCGAAGCCGTCAAGGTCACGCAGGTCGCGGAATTGGCGGCGGGTAAGAACGTGGCGGCGGAACAAACCATGAAGGTCTTCGTTCGATGTCGCGTAAGGATCTGGATATATGTCGAAAATCGATACCGATTCGATGTCAGGCTTGACCTGCTCGACGACAGTAAGAGAGTGCGCCTGCACGCCGTTGACGTAGCTACGCTTCCAGCGCTTGTTGCGCTCGATTCTAACGGTGCCGCCCTTGATGCAGCCGGTGCCGAAGATGCAGGACTCCATGATGGCTTCCTTAATCTTCTGCTCAGCATTGGCTTCGCCAAGTTGATCGCGAACAAGGATGGTCATTTCAGAAGCAGCTAGCTTGGCGCGGCGTCTAACCTCATCACGCACTTGATCCATGAGCTCATCGCGACGCTCATTGATGATATCGAGAACCATTGTCGGCGAAGCTGCACCAGACGCCTGCATAATTTCAGCAGTGGCTTCTTTGGTGATCGCAGCCATCTCGAGCGGATCCAGCTCAGGTATTGCTGTGGGATCGATGCTGTAGAAGTCCTGACCACTCTGGAACAGAAGGTCGACCAGACGAGAAAACGCCGACATCACCTTAGTGCGGGTGAGGCCGACGAATACTTTCGAGCGTGTACCTGTCAGTTTGGCGAGGACGTCGGGGTCATATTCCCCCAAAAATTGGCGGAAACTCGAGAGCCACTCATCCTCAATGTCATTACGGGCGTCTTTGTACTCAGTGAACAAAGATTGCAGACGCGGACCCAGACCCTGAAACTCTTCAAGGTCTTCCTCACGTTTCTCTACTGGTGCGAATTCTCCATTGTCTTCGTCTTCTATCTCGTCTTCGTACATCAATACCCCACGACGCTATCGAACGGCTCGTACCTTGTGGCCGCAATTTTTGACTTGCGGTTACGCGGCATCGAGTTAAGCCCGAATAGAGCTATTGCATATGACATTACTCTGTCATCAAAGCAACCCGACTTAGCATTCGTAATGCCTTTGTCATCAATGACGTAATTACGCAACTCTTTTACAAGTTCTACGTCTGCTATTCCACTATCGCGCTTACGCAAAAGCGCAGCGAGATTATCGATAATCAATGGTTTTGTCTTACTAGACGTATAAAAACCTGCACGCTTAGTCATTCTGTCTGCATACGCATCATCGACTGTGTGTTCAACATAAAGATTAGGGTAACCCAAATCCTGCATGCGGCGGATCGTGGTCAGACCGTGGTTGTTTCGCTCTGGAATAATGTAGGCGCGGTTGAACATCTTGCCCAATGCGGCGAGCTGGTCACCCAATTCGTATGGATCAATGTGCAAGTGCCACGTCGCAACCTGCCTACCAAGCGAATCCAGCACCTGAGCCACTGTGTAGTCTCCATGCGCCAGCCCTTCAGCGACGTCGACGCCGATGCAGTACCGCTCATCTGGATCGATGCGCTTGATCCACTGCTTGTAGGATCCTTTTTCGTGCGGCGTGATGTTGCCATCTTTGAAACTACCCTCCACTTCTGGTGTGTAGCAGTTACGCTCCGCGTCCATGAGGCAGTCTTCTTCAACGAAGCTGCGGCCAGAGAACAGGAACGCTTCCTCTGGCGTGCAGGGATACTCCTGCTTGAATAGATCCAGAGATCCAAGCTCGTCTATCTTCGACCGCCGCCAGTTCAACTTCTCGTTCGAGAGGCTGTATAGCGCAGCGAGCTTTGCTTCATCTGCCGTGACGGCGAAATACGGATCGCACTTCTTCTCGTACTCTGGAAGCCAGAACCACGGGATAAAGATGACGATCCAGTCGCTGTCTCCTCTTAGCGCCTTCATCACCTGTTCGTAGAACCAGCCGCCTGCGCCGTTTGCCGTGGACTCAACGATAACTTCGGAGTTTTCGGCGGGGACAGACTGCAGTAGGCCTGCCACAATCTCGCCACTGTTTGGATAGAATGCTGCCTCAGATGCATGCACGTAGCGGTTTGTCATACCGCGACCAATGTTTGTGGATCGCGCAGTACCAATACGATACTGAGAATTCAGCTTGTCGAACTCAAGCGATGTGGTGGTGCTTGACTTCAGGGCTGGCTTAAAGATTGGGTGAGCCGCGTTGTCGTAGAAGAACTTGACCATGCGGAAGATGGCGGTGGTGGACTCAGCAAGGTGAGAGAGCACGAAGGCGTTGGCGTTCTTGGTCTTGGTGGTCTTCCAGTAAAAGCGGCCTTCCACGTAGGTGGAGATCCCCATCTGGCGACCTTTAATGACCAGAGCTCGAATGCGACCGGTTTCTGCTAGCTGCGTCTCGAGCTTATCGTGCAGGATGAGCTGACCGCGATTGAGCTTGAACGGCTTGATCTCGCTCTTCTTGTCGACAATGCGCAGCACGTTCTTTGCGTACATGGGGAAGTCCCCCATCAGCTTCTTCGCGATTTCCTCTATTTCCACGAACCAACACCTTTAACGATATCCAAGCACCAGTCGACCAACTCATCGTCGTTCATTCTGTGCTTCATGTAATTTACGGCAGAGCAAACAAGCCTTACGTTGTCGGCGGCATAAGGTTTATTTGAATCTATCCGGTCAATGCTGACGTTGGTGCCTGCGCCATCACCGCCGAATGTAAAGACTTTACGGGTAACCGCGCAGCGCCCGTCTTGTTTCTCGAGGAGCTCTAGCAAGTGAGCAAGCGTGAAACAATCTGATGCGCACCCCCCGCCCTTTGCTCTTCGTTTTGCATCTAGATAGCGGTGCTTAAGGTAGGCCTCAACGGAATCATATTTACTGTGACGTCGCGCAGGTGGGCATGACGCGCAGCGAGCAGAGTACCGCCCAGTCATAGGATTCAGGCGGTACTCTGATTGGGGCTTCAAGTGGCCGCAGGAGGTGCAGAGGCGCTGCACCCGTCCACTTTCTTACCTACTTCTTCTTTGCCTTCATGAGCATCTTCATCTTGCCAGCCATTTCTTTGGCTTTGCCTTTGTACTCTTTGACTTCACCCTTGGCGTAAGCGGCTTTACCGCCCTTTTTCTTTTCCATCTTTTCTTCCATCTTGGATTCTTTACCCATGAACGGCATTGGCTTCTTCATTTGATTTCTCCACAAGCGGCCAACATGGCCGTTAATTTAGCTTCGTACCCCTTGCGGAGCTCACGCTCCGCTAGCAGTACCTTTACTCTTTCGAATATTCCAGCGCTTTCTGCGACTGTCGGATAGATCGGAGCGACCGGCTGCTCCTTGATGCAAGGCACAGCCACTGGGATCTTGATTTCAATTGGCGGCTTGGACGCACAGCCAAGCAAGAGCAGGACTGGCAGCAGGGCTAAGGCACGCATTACTGGTACTCCTTCAGTAGCTCGAGGGCCGCAATGCATTCATCGCTGTTGGTCGGCACGGACACGAGGATGCGGGTTGCCTTACCGGCGTGCCACTTCTCCACGACGCGAGCCTCCTTGAGCGCCTTCTCTGCGGCAGCAGCCGATTTTTTTTCAACTACTTTGTATGCTTCGATCTGCGCATTCTGCTTTTCGACATGAGCAGTCAAGTCTGTGTAGCGGATCTTCTGCTTGAGGAGATCATTCTCAAGCCCAGCGTTGGACACCCACAGCCACACGATGACGGCCACAAGAGCGGCGTACCCAAAAAATCGGCGGAAACTCCACGCAACCCTCAAAGCCTCAATCATTTCCCGAACCCTTAATCTTGCCCCATTCCCTCACGGCAAACGCAGCGGCAATGGCGGTAACCAATAGAGACAGCCCAGTCATATCACTGGGAGCCTCACCTTTTGCAAAGAGCATGTACAGCGGAGCGACGACGCCATGCACCGCCATAGTTCCAGCGATCCAGATGCAGGTCATAGGCCTCCACCACTTGCGGATCACGCACAGCGCTACGGCTTCAAAGTCCAGAAGACGTTGCTTCAGGCTCATGCTTCGTTGTCCGACACTGGAGCGTTGGAGGCTACGTGGACAGGACCGCCGGTCACCGGTACGCCCTTCGGCCAGCGGATCGCTACACAGCGGTTCTTGGCAATGCGCATCACGTTGACGGTGTTCTTCTGGTTACCGCCCAGTACACGGTAGTAGAAGCGGTCCTCGCCTACATAGAATCCAACGTGACCGCCACCTTCTCGAGCAAAGACTAGGATTGCGCCTTCACACACATGAGTAGGACGCAGGTTAGATCCATAATCCTTCCACGCCAGTGCGCGATACCAATGCTGAGGAATGGGATGCCCTGCTTCACGCAGGCAGTGGGCAACGAACGTGCCGCACCAAGGGGTCTCATCATCGCGCCACCAAGCACCAAGCTTAGCGAGCCACGCCTGAATCTTCGTATTGTGTTTCGGTCCAGCGACTTCCTTTAGGCCAATAGACTCACGAGCAGTCTTCATCCACATTACTTTTTCTTTCGTGCAGCTCGCATGTTGTCCACGAGGTTCGGGTATGGGCGACCAGACTTCTTGGCTGCAGCCTTGGCGCTAGCCTTCTGACCGTCAGTCAGTGGCGTAGACTTCTTCTTTGGATTTGGTTTGTCCCATACTTTCTTCATGTCTTCACCTCAGTAGTGATATTCGTCCACGTCTCCATAGCGCGTGAAGTCATGATTTTCCACAGCAAAGAATTCCCCCGACGCCTTGAAGTCCGGCGTAAGGACTTCCTTTGGCGTCAGCGAGATGTCGTAAAGGCGCATACGATTATTGGGATAGGCACAGAACTGTCCGTTCTCGAGCGCGAGGATATTCATCGCCTTGTGCTCAGACGGGATCTCAGAGGTGCCGCAGTCGGCCACATCGTTGTCTGGGTGGTAGTTGTCTAGCGTGAAGAGATACTCCGCCCTGACTGTGTCCCCGCTACGCAGACGCGCCTCGTACTGCATGCTGGCGATAAACTGTTTGCAGATCGCCACCACGCCATAGTCCATGCAGTTCCAAAACTGGAGATCCGACAGCGGGTAATCTGGCGTAGGAGTTTCGGGCCGCGACACAAAGGCCGAGATCGGCAGCTTGTCGAAGAAGGCACCGTACTCTGGAAGGTACGTTTCAAAATAGAGGGCGCGGCCAGAGATTGACTTAGCCGTCACCCACACGCCTTTGACAAACTCTCCATGACCGTCCTGCATGTCGCGCAGATATTCCTTGCGCACCCACACAGCTTGAGAGGGGACGTTGACTAGTAGCGTGCTCACCACTTCACCTTGTCAGCCCAATAAGCCGCCGACATGTTTCCTTTATCGATGTTCTTCGCGTGGCGAGCCTTGAAGGCTGCATTGCGCTTGGAGCCGTCCGGAGATCCCTTCACGCCTTGCTGGCCGAAGCGGATCGTCTTTACCTTGTCGCCAGACTTGGCAACGACCACATGAGACTTAGTTGGATGAGAGGGAGTCGCCTTGGGCTTGTTGTAGCCAGACACACCTGCCTTCTCGAGACGTGGATCTTTCTTACTCACTGAATTCCCCTTCTACTGCCATCGCTCCTTTATGGCCTGTGACTCATTCAGCACCCGCTCAAGAGGATACTTCGGCTTCCTCTCCTTGCGAGCCTTCTTCTTTATCTTTCGATCCATGCCACTACGCACCCAAGACGGATGAGGAAGGCTCCCTCGTACACCTCAAAGCCGAAGCTGAAGACGTTGAAGGACAGGCAGAGGTTAAAGCTGGATGAACCACTGCCGATTGATAGACCTGTAAGCTTTTCACGCATGCAGCGTAACTACTGACATTGTGAGGCATAGGCAACAGTCAATCATTCTTCGCATAATTCTTATGGGGTAAACATGATTTGTTTATTTTTATTTTTTTGGGTTGGGTTCCTAAAAAGACCCCCCCGTCTGTTATGGATGGGGTTGGGGAGTAGGGGTACGAAACATAGAGCTACACAGTGAGATAGGTCTTATGGTACCGCGCAGGTCGGGCCGGTCCCGCTGCACCACGTCCCCCCCCCTCCCCCCCCACCCCTATGCATAGGCAGGCAGCACAGAGGGCATGCCACCCACAGATCGCAGCCGTTTTCGCTGGGAAAAAGCCCAAGGCCTACGCAAAAACCAAAGGCTCAGAAAAAAACCCAAGAAAAACAGAGGGCAAACGACGACAACCTAGTCAGGGTCGTGGTCGTATGCTCACCTATTGCAGCGTGTCGCTGTCGTCTTCGTCGGTCATGTCTAGGTTTGCGAGGAAGTCGCCGCCATTGATGGTCTCGATCTGTTTCTTCTCTGGTGCAAAGATACCTTCGACCTTGCCCAGTAGCTCGAGAGCACGGATGCGAGCGGCTGCAGGGCTGTCATCGTCCTTGGCCTCAGCCATGAGCTTGGAGACGATCCAATCGGCATCGAGAGAGAGCCTCTCCTTCTGCTCTGTCAGCGTTGGCTTCAGCCTCTTCTGTATCTTCTCCATCTTGAGCAGGTCACAGGCGGTCACTCGCGAACCTTTTGGTGCATAACCTGCTGTGATGGCTGCTTGCGATCCGTTGCCACCATTGGCGATGTAGGCGTGGATAAACGCCTGTTGCTTTGGCGTGATGTAGTCAGGGTTCTGGCTAGCCATGATCCGTGCCTTACCCTCTGGGCTGAGCTCTTTCTCTTTAGTCATTCTCTTGATCCTCATTGCAGTCTGTCTGCTGTCTCTCCCTATACAGTCTTACCCCTCTATTGGAAAGAACAGTACGGGATCGCCGCCCTCTGGGTTTTTCCGCCGATTTTTTGGGGATGGCTTGACGCCTTCATCTCCCCTGATTATTGGCGGCTCGTTCACTACACAAAGGAGGCATGAACATGTACACGCGAAACGACCCGATCATCGATAAGGTCTCATCCAATCTGTACCTTGTCGATATCAACGAGAAGTCTTTTGAGCTGGGGCGCTGGGTTTACGAACACAAGCGTGGATCGATCTGGAAAGCTTACGAAGTGACTGAAGACGGAGTCCGGTTCATCGAGACGTTCACCACCATGAAGGACGCTATGAGAGTCATGAAGGCTATGTCTTAGTCTCTCCCCTACTACTGGGAGATAACAGGGGGTCGGCATCGCTGGCCCCTTTTGTTTTTCCGCCGAATTTTTGGGGATGGCGAAGGTGGCAGGATTCGAACCTGCGCTCGCGGTTTTGGAGACCGCTGCTTTAGGCCAGCTAAGCTACACCAACACAGTGACCCCGCTAGTGTGCTTCACTACTCAGTCGATCAGGCTTTTCACATCGAGAGGCCAGCGGGGTCTATCTCTCCCCTTTACCTTCTATCGCCTACATGATCAACAGATGACGGGATCGCGGCCCCTTGGATTTTTCCGCCGAATTTTTAGGCGAAGTTGATCAGGGCCAAGCCTACTGTCACCGCCAACCAGATCACCCGCTCTGCCATCTTGATCGCACCAGACTGATTCGTCGCTGCCTTCTCGAGCAGCCTTAAACGATCCTCATGATCGTCGATGGCGTCCCTGTGTCCATGCAGGCGTTCATCCACCCGCGACAGAAGCTTCAACGCATCTGCAATGGATTTCATCTCATCTTCTATGCGCCCAAGGCGATGATCAATTGCTGGCAAATCCACTGCGGTTCTCACTGGTTAATCACTTCGCCCTCCATATCATCGAGCGCCCTTTTACGCGAGAGCAAACAAAGTTTTATCGAAACTTTTTCAATACGTTATTCGTCATGCCATAAAAAAATACAAAAAAATGTTTTGGGGTGGGTTGACACATCAAAATACCTTCGACTATTAACTAGGACATCGAGACAACGCCGCCGTGAGGCTCCCACCGTCTCCGTTCTTTGACATCGTGAAACGCTTGATACCTACGGGGGCTCCGGTCCCCGCTAGGATCATCACACCGCAGTCCGCTGCCGTCTGGTGATTTTAGCAAGGAGAAAGTAAATGACTAACAAGCAAACATTCAAAGACGCTGTCGCGCCTTACATCACCCTCGAAAACGCTCTGACCTACGACGACCAGATGGATAAATGGCTGTGGGTAGTGGACAACATCATTGACCCGCTCGAGATCAAGACAACGGACGCAAGGGTTAACTGGATCGAGGATCGGTTCGTTGAGCTGATCGAGACCAACATTGAAAGCTGGTCCGTCTTCCATCTCAATCAGGCACATGCTGCTGGCTTCAACTACTGACTTTACCGGACGGCGGGTTGCTCCGCCGCGAGGATG